GCTGCATTGTCACCATAGGTTTGTGTACAATGGTGGCACTCCAGTTAGTACCATCTGGGGATTCTACAACACAAAGACAAAGCAGTATCATTCCCCAATTAATTCATCAAAACCAGGTGATGTAGTAAGAATAGAAGATACCAGACCTTATACCAGTATGCCACTTAACTTGAATCCATTGGAATATGTCTTATACGCCTAAACTCAATGATTATGTTAAGTGGAATAAGGGAAAGTTCTCTGTAGAAGGATGGATCTATTTTATGGATTCGTCCTATCTTACTATTGAGATTGGAACAAAGGATAAACATTCTGATGATGTAGAACACTGTCCCATTCATAGTAAGTATCATATCCTTGTTGTTTGTTATCCAGAGAGTTGGAATCAGTTGACCTATGTGAAGAGTAGAGAGTGTGTTTATGATGAAAAGTAAGAAGCACACTGAATTTATATGGGAATATGAAAACGTTACATCAAAGGAAGAATGCTCACATATTCTTTCATTGATAAGAAACTCCAAGTTATATGATCAGGTTATTGAGAAGAAAGAACATCGGTCAAAGGTAAGAAACAATAGTTCTATTAATGTTACACAGGCGGCTCAGTATGATAAACATATGAATGCCGCCGATTATCTAATACACAAATTATTCTCTTCTGTCCATCAACATTATCTGAATCATAATAAGTCTTACTTTGCCTTGTCAACTGCTCAGTACTTGTGTAATATGACTTGTTCTTATACGTATCGAACGTATGATGAATCTGATTATTATGATTGGCATATTGATAGTAGTGAGACATCAAGGTTATTACTCTCTTATATTCTTTACCTGAATGATGACTTCGATGGTGGTAATACATTGTTCTTACATCAAAGGAAAAAGGTTGTACCCAAGGTAGGTAGTATGTTATGTTTTCCCTGTGATTTTCAGACGGTTCATAAGTCTTCTCCCATAAGAAGAGGAAGGAAAGATATTATCTGGACTTGTATGGAATATTGTCAAAATTAGTAAGAAAAGGGGTAAAATAGGTTAAATTTAATTAAAAAAAGGCTTTTTAAATATAAAGTTGTGGTTTATACCGTTCTCAATAAGTATTATATTATTGAGAATCAATAAGGTATTATTGTTGAGAATAGATCCTATAAACCCCATAGAAAGGTGCTGATAATCTTATGAAAAGGTGCCTCCCTGATGCTCTCTAAGAATCTCATAAAGCACCTCATCTTATGCAAGCTAAGCGAGCGTACCATAAGACCCGCAGTTTGTCAAGTCACGCGCCGCGAAATTGTTACGAGACCCACACAGAATCTCGACGAGACTTATAAATAATGGTTATGGATCTCGACGAGACTTGACACTCCTACGAGATCACGTTATAATAACATAGTATCATACATCTCCACGAGAACCATGTACGACGACTACGAGTTTCACTGCGAGTATAACAACGAGTCATATACATACGATCTCGACGAGATCTATGAGCATTATATTCATACATCATATAATGCACAAGATATAACATACGAGATAGATGATGAGTATGCGCGAGATTCATGTGATTATGATGCGCTTGCATATAAACATTATGCATAATATCATATACACATAACACATCGCACTACGAGAATCATGTATACACACAAGCGTACAGTATGTGTAACATTAGACATCGAATGCTACGATGATTTATACCTAGAAGATCTAGATTGGAAGAGCTTACTAGATCTTGAAGGTGATGAGAATGTCCATGTTAGCATCAAAGAATTGCAACCATTAATATAATATACCAGTTCGTGGATTGGCACACTATTGACAATTGATTCTCAATAGCAAGATCTTATTGAGAATAGTGTGACAGTTGGCGAACTGGTCAGGACCCCTTGACTTGGGGTTGGTTATGCCCTATGTTGGTTATGTGGTCGGGATTCGCTACATTTTCCGCCACAAATCCTTTCTCAAAACTATCATGCAACTGACCAAATCCTTCCCTCCCGCTGATGCTTTCGTGGAGATGATGATGGGTATTGATTATAAAAAACACCTCAACACTTTCATGGACGGTGTAGAGATCTTCTGTGCATTCGTGGCAGCAGTCGCTATCATCCTGGCAGAAAAGTGGCAAGAGCACAACATGACCGAGCGCACGCAATTGTTTGTGCTTCGTGTCATCGAAGGTGCAAAGACTTTCTATGCTTGGGTAAAGAACGTGTTCGTGCCTGAGTGTAAAGCAATCGGCCAAGATATCCGCAAGGTTATGATCATCGCTGGTCTGGTTGTGCCAGTCTGAGAGGTGTCCACTAAACCCGCACAAGGCACCAAAATCGTGTATTGTATCTAAGTCGTCAGGAATTGACCATGAATCGCTACATGATCGAAGTTGACCGAATTGAACCTAACGGCGACATTCGCACCATCGTTGAGTATCGTAACCTGAAGGCAACTAAGTCTTATCGTGGGCGCGATCGTCAACTGAACAATTTGGTCAACCGTATTGCTGATGAACTGAAATACTATCAAGTTCCTCACAAACGTTACACCGTCAGCGTGGCATGATTCACACTAACTGTTCCTTCGCTAATTAACAATGTTTGATGAACTCTGGTCTGAAATTGCTGATGCTCCTGGTGAGATCTTTGACGTGATTGAGTATAAAGAAGAGTGGGAGAAAGAAGAAAAGTTTAATGTAGAAAACTACCTGAACTCCAACTACGATTATTGATGACTGCTCCCTGCTGTTCTTCCATAGGCACAGAACTCTTTGAGTTCTTGTATGCAAAATGTAGAGAAGATCATGATCTTCTCGCTATGATTGTCGATGAGTACATTGTCTCATTGAGTGATAGAAAACTCATTGAGCTTGAAGATTTTCTCACTAACAACTTCGGAGACAACTGATGAACTACACTCTCAAACAACTCCAAGATCGTATCACCCAACTGATCGAAAATCAGGGTGAAGATGCACACTGTGCAGCATGGATTTACACCAAAGAAGATTGCGTATTTTTTGCTGACGATGGTGAGACTTATCCCTGCGACGAACATCCTGAACTTGCAGAACGTATCTATGCTGAAGTTGGCAACATTGATTACATCTACACAGTCATTCAGCAATGTGTAAATGAAGTTACAGAAGAGCAAGTTATGTTACAACAACAGGAGTTAGTTTGATGCAATTCCAAGTTACTGCAATCGAGTTTGATTTTGATGATGCTATTGATGACTTTCCCGAGCATCAGTTTAGTAACATTACCGATGAAACTATCGGTATGATTTGGGAGGCAGATGATGGAGATGATCTAATCGAAGAAATCACTGCTGCTACAGGTTGGTGCATTAAGAGTATAGATTACCGCCACATTCTGAAGGATTAACTATACCCAGAGCAGTCGCCCGTGGACAGTTGGACAGGTGGCACACGAAACGCGCACGACCCCTAAAATCCTGTATTGTAGAAAGGTCAAAGAAATCAAACGCAAATGACCTACACTGTGTGTTGCCCCAAACTGAATGAGCGTGAGGTTTGCTACTCTCAAGAGCACGCTGTCGATGTTGCCTACTCCATGCATGATGAGTCTGGCAGTTATGTTTGGGTTGAGGATTACCTGGGTCACACTGTAATCGAACTGGGTGATATTGTAGAGGGAATTACTGAACTTGTCTTCAACTGATTGATGTCTACTGTAATCATTGGTTCGTTAATCATTCTCTGGTTTTTTGCTCCCAAATGGAAATGACTTTCTCTGAATTCTTGCTTGATAGTGCTGACCAGAATGGTTGCATTTCCTATGCTGTCGCTGAGGCAGTTTCCCGCAAACATTATGCTTTGAATGACTTTGTGAAAGAGTATGGAATTCAGCAGGATTGGAGCATGGGAGTTGATGCTGGAGAATTCCTAGTTTGGTTGGGTTACTGACACTAATTAACACTAATTCAAACATCATGAGTAACACTTTCCGTTTCGTAACTGTCCGCGAAGCTATTAATCACCTGATGGATTTCTGCAACATGACTAATCAGGAAGCAATGCATTTCATTTGGGACAATCAATTTACCATGGGAACTGACCGTGCTATTTGGTTAACTATTCCCGCTGATTTGGGGTGCTAATTTATACCCAGGGCGGCCGCCCGTGTGCCAGTCGGCAAGGTGTCCACTAAACCCGCACAAGGCACCAAAATCGTGTATTGTATCTAAGTCGTCAGGATTTCACACTTTGAGAAAGATCGAACAGCAGATGAACAACGCCATTAGCACTAACGCTAACTGGCAATCTGGCAACACTACTGTTACTTTCGATCCCCTAGAAGAGGTGTCTATTGTACATCTCCACGGCAACAAGATTGCTGAGGTTGGTAACACTTTCATTCGTCTTTTTGACGGTGGTTGGCAATCCAACACTACCAAATCCCGTCTGAATGCTATTCTTTCGGAGCACGGAGAAAAGGGCGATCGTGTATTCCAGAAGAACTTCGATTGGTTCGTTTCGATGAACACTGTTCAGGGATTAACCACTGTTCCTTTCTTCTCTTCTATGCGTTTGGGATGACAACTCTGGGGGTTCAATCCCCCCTCAATTGTTCTCACTTTTCTTCTGCATTATGTCTCAAAACAAGCACATCGAACACCCCGAAGATACCATCCTGACGGGTGACCTTACTGCCCTGGATTGGTTCCTGGCAGAGGGTAATCTTTCTCTGAAGATTGACGGTGCTCCCGCTATTGTATGGGGTCGTAATCCTGCCACGGGTAATTTCTTCGTGGGCACCAAAAGTGTGTTCAACAAAGTAAAGATTAAGATCAACGAATCTCATGCGGACATTGATGCGAACCACACGGGTGAAGTTGCAAAAATTCTGCACGCTTGTTTTGATTGGTTACCTCATACAGACGCCATTTTTCAAGGGGATTTTATTGGATTTGGTGGAGAGTCTGAATACACTCCCAACACTATCACTTACGATTTCGGAGTAACTGTACGTGAGGAAATCATCGTTGCTCCTCATACTTACTACACGTTCACTGATTTCCAACTTGAGAATGCAAAAGAGTTGCATGAGATACACGGAAACGTGCTAGGTTTCGCTGTTGCTCAACCTATGCTTTTCACCATTACTGATACATTCTACTGTAAGTTCGTTAAACCTCAGGCACGCATTTTCTCTGGTGACTATTACAAATGTGCTGGCGACTTCGGTGACCTTAATGAGGTGATTCAGTTCGCTAAAGTAATGGCACAGAATGTTGAGTTTGTCGATGATAAGAAAGCGGCAGAGATTAAGAAGGCACTGAATAAGTGTATCCGTGAGAATACTCCGATTGATGATAATGCATTTGACTGTGATTACACTCTGATTGCTTACTGGAAACTCATCAAATCTATCAAAGATGATGCACTCTACCTTTGCCGCAATGATGGTCCTGCTGCTTACATTGGACTTGATCGAATTGACTCCGAAGGTTATGTCTACTCTAATGAGTTTGGCACAATGAAACTGGTCAATCGTGAGCGTTTCAGTCATGCTAACTTCAACAACGCTAAGTATAACAAACCCGTGTGTCAATGAGTGCGCTGTCCACTCATGCCCCCTGGGCGACCCCTTTGCCCCTTATAATGACTTCAGTCAAACGAAACGACATGACCGCACAAACTTACAACGGTTGGGCAAATTGGGAGACCTGGAATGTCGCCCTCTGGATTCAAAATGATGAGGGATTGTACAACCTGGCACGCCGCCGTAGCACCCGAAACTATCAAGATCTGGTCGCAATTCTTTGGGAGTGTGGCAGTAAAGAAACCCCCGATGGTTGCCGTTGGGATGATCCTAAAATCGACGGGCTTGAGATTAACGAAATGATGGCAGACTTCTAGGGGTCCGCCCCCCATTCGTGCTACAATACCAAAGCAACCGACACCGCCCCATGCGTTACGTCTCCACTTCCAACCTCTCCACCCGTGCTCTGGAATGGGTGCCCATCCGTGCCGATGACACCCAGCCCAACCATGAGGGTAAGGTGTCCCGCTGGTCTGCCGTTGACCTGGCAGGTGTCTACCGCGACGCCGAACGGTATGCCCGCCCCACCCGCTGCCCCGTGAGCGGGTACGCTTTCGAGCGGCAGGGTCACTGACCCCCCATGCGTTCGTGACCAGCAGCAGGGCCCCGTGCCCCCCCTACGGGGGCGGTCGCCGCCGTGTATATAAAACCCATGGGTCCCCTTAGTCTACAAAGTGTTACGATCGACCTCTAAATTCTTCACACACATATATAAAATCGATGAACGAAAAC